GCATATTTTTCTCCTGTTATTGGGGTTGACATGATTGTCAAGTAGCCTTAGGTTTAGTGCCTAATCCTTTAGTATTCTTTTTTCGTTTTGCTTTAGCTTTGGGTTTAGATGCTAGTCCACCTTTTTCAAATGGAACAAAGTTACCTGATGCGTCAGGTATACTAGGTCCTGAGCCTATGGGTCTATTACCACCACCTAAACCAGTAAACTCATTAGCATACCCAGAAGCACCAAAATCATTTGAGGTACGTTGTGTACTACCACTGCTTCTAGGTGTTCCTCGTGCTATGGCTTGAGCTTCCTGCATCTGTTGGTCAAAGGCTACATTCTGTGCCACAGTATCTAAATCACCTTGACCTGCTGACTCTTCTGCTCGTTGTAGGTCAACTTGTAGATTCTCTACTTCTTTTAAATGAGTTTTTAGAGCATTATCTCTAACTCTTTTTCTGTTTTCTTCTATTCTTCCTATTGCTGCTTTACCCTCTGAAGAGTTAATATCAACAGGACCTTGTGGAGTTTGTATTTTATTATCTTTTCTGATACCCAACAAGAATCTGTCCACCCTATTCATTAAACTGTCTGAGTCAGAATCTATTACTTGTTGAACTGTTCGGTCAGCACTTTCAAAGTTTAGTGCTTCTCCCATACCTTTAAATATTTGTTTTGCTGCATTGGCTACTGCGCCCACTACTCCACCACCTAAAGCTGATATTAATTTACTTAGTCCTGTAGGATTATTAGCATTAGCTATTATCTTATTAATATCTGCATCTTTTACATCAAGACCAAGTTCTGCAGGAATCAACCCAATCTTTGCAGACAGTGGTAAATTTCTATACTCATTTTCACTTAACTTTAAATTTTTATTATTTTTCATTAAGCGTTTATAAGATTCTTCTACAGCTTTATTTGCATCAACTCTTGCTTTTTCCATATCAGTAAATGCCTGAGTAGTCTGTGATACAGAGGACTCTCTTTCTCTATTGGAAGACTCTTCCCTATCATCAAATCCACCACCTCCTGTGCCTGTCATTACTTCTTGTACGTTAGGAGGAGTTTCTGACCACGGTGACTCTGTATACATTGCGTCATTAGGGTTAACTAGAGAACCATCAGCATTGTAACGCACAACATAAGTCATACCATCTGGATGATAAAATGTTTTCTGTGTTGGCACGGCTCGTGATGGAAAACCTAAACTACCCCCAACGAATCCATAGTCTCCAAGTGGATTAGCAGATTTAGCCACAGCATCAGCCTGTATATCTTTTTCTGTAAGAACACCCTCGGCAGCGTGTATCACACCACCCTTGTTTACTCCCATCATCTCTCGTAGTTTCTTCTCATCCTCAGGGTCTAATTGGTCAGCGTCAGCCTGTACTTCTAGTGTAGCAACTGCAACAGGTTCACCCCCTATACGACCATCCTTTTCCATTTGAGCAAGACCTTGTTTGGCTTGCATACGCAAGTCTTCAAAAAACTTTACACCAAAAAATCTTACAACGTCTGCAGGAACGACATACTCTCCCTCACTAAGCTGTGCAGGTATATCATCTCTGACTTCTTCTGCCAGTGAACCAGATGGAACTTCATTACCACTAACAGGGTCTTTGTTCATACCATCATCTTTTAAACCACCTTCGTCTTGAAATAATTCCATTTGTTCCTCAAGCATTGACTAATCCTCCCTCTGCCATTGTAAGCACTCTTGTAGTATTTAATTTTTCTGGACTTCTATCGTTTAGTATATTTCTTATATCTATTGTTTTTGATTCGTATGTTTTTGTAATACCATTCTTCATTACATTTTCAAAATCTGTTAACTCTGCATCAGTTTTTATATAATACTCTTTAAATTTTTCATCAGGTAAACTTTCAATAAATTCTTTAAACTCTGCTCTTGTTTTAAAAGAACTAGCTTTTTTATCTATACCTACAGTATCCATAAAAATTTCTGCTCTACGAGTATACCCTACAGGATTATCAAATAATTTATACTTAACTAAATTTGCAAACTTTTTTAAAACTACAGGGTCTTCTGGATAATTTTCTACGGCAGTAAAGTCAGCAAATTCTTTTGCACCTACTTTATCTGGAGTCCTGCCATCAAGTCTATTAGTTATTCCTTTCCAAGTTTGTATATCTTCATTAATACTATAAATTCTTTCTAACCTATCTAACTCGGCAAGATTAATATAATCAGCAGGTATATGTGTATATTCTAATTTGCTTACATTTAATTTTACTTTGCCATTACTTTTTAAAATTAATTCTTCCATCCCCTTATCAAACTCTTTACCATAAAGTTCTTTCATATATTTAGGCATACTGGTATAGGTAAAACTTTGATAAATGTCTAATTGATATGGGTCAAATCTATTGACAGGTACACTACCCCCCTTTAAAACTAATCCATAAAAATTATTACTTCTTAACGCTTCTAACTTACGTTTAAAATCTTTATTCTCAAAAAGAAAACTGTTATCAAACTTAATTTTTTTATTTGGAAATTGTTTTCTTAGTTGACTTAAAATACCTCCCTTTATTGCTGTTAAATTTATTAAACCTTTAGAAGTATCATAAGTTGTCATGGGTTGACCTGCTCTTAGTGACGTTCTAACATTAGCTAAATTTTCTATATTAGGAAGAGTAATAAAGTTTGCATTATTTTTCTTAGCATTTAAAATTAAAGGAGTCATAATTTGTTGAATTAAATCAGAAGAATCTTTAAATGGTAAGGCTGTACTCTTTAGTATTTTTTCAGATGCGAAATCATTAGCATATTTTTCTGCAGCTCTTTTTGACATTTCTTCATTTAAATTATTACGATATCCAATAGAACCATCTGCACGAGTAAACTGTAAACTATTTAAACCCTCTTCATAAAAATTATTAAACTGCCCTCTAAGTAAATCAAATTGTATTTCATCTATAACTACTTCATCTCCATTTACAAAAAACCTTGTGTGTGCAATAGAGTTAGAATCAAAATGTGTATCAATTTCAGAAAAAGCACGAACTCCCAAGTTGTTTGTTTGGTCTATTAGATTATTACCAACAGCATAAAAAGAATTAAAATCATCTTTGCTCATAAATTCTTTTATACTAGGGTAGTCTTTAGGTTGTACAAATTTATTATAATTAGAAAAGAATACTTGAGAAACCTCATCTCTTGTCATTTCATAAGTCATATACTCAAGGTTAGAGGTAATAAATTGTTGTTGTTCACTGTTACTTAATTGTTTAAAATTAGAAGGAAGATTTAGTTTCTTAGTGGGTATGTTTATCTTATAAACAGTTTCTGCAGGAAATTTACGTAAACTATTTTCTATGAGTTGTTGAGCTAAGTCAAGCTCAAAACTATTTTCCATTGAAACAGAAATTAACTCTTTTAAAAATTTATGTTCTGGTAAATTTTTTTTCTTTGGGTTACTTATAATCTGAACTATTTGATTTTCTAAAAATAACTCATTTAAATTTCTACCAAGGTCTCTTACCTCTTTAATAGCCTTATCTGTTCCAAATAAAAGATTTCTAACAGTGGGTTCTTTTACAAATACATTAGGATAATCTTCTAAAGATTTTTTTAAGCTAACAAAAGAATCTTGTAATAAACTCTCATTAGTAAACACTCCTGTCTTTCTCCCATCTGACATATGAATATTAGAACTTTCATCAACAGGAGAACGTAAAACAATAACACCTGATTCAGCATCTTCTACTTTACTACCTTTAAGAACTAAACCAGTGCTAAGTTGTGTTTGCATACCGTCATAAGGGATTTCATTATATTGATAATCGAGTCTAGGAGGAAACACTATAAAATCCTTATTATCAATCGCAGCTAGTTCAGTTGAACTCATGTTATCTAAGTCCGACATTTTTATTCTAAAATTACCTTTATTACCTGCAAAAGGAGATACTCCTCCAAAAACGTCTACCTCAATGTTTGTTGATGTAGTAGTCTTGTCAACTTCTTGTAGTTGTCTATTTATAAAATTAAAAATTTTATCATTTTCGTTTCTTAAATATTTTTCTGGAATAGAAAGTTTATTATATGCAGGGTCATTAGGATAACTAGGCACTGACCTATCATTAATTTGTATTATCCTATTATTAAATTCAAATCTCCAATTACCATCTCCAACATCCCTAGCATTTAAAATAGCATTACCATACTCTTCTAATTTATCGTCTATGGCTTTTAAAGTAGATGTGTTAACTATTTTGTTAAAATCAGGATTACTACTTATTGCATTTCCTTCAACATCAGTAAATATTTTTTTCTCCCAAAGTTCAAAAAACAAATCCGATTTAAATATTCTTTCAGAACCTGCAGAGTTTAAAATAGCTTTATTATCTATGGGTAAATCTTCTAAATGTTTTTTTAATAAACTAGGAGATATAATTTTCTGAGTGCTTAGTAATTCATAGTTAGGATAATTTTGTAAACCTCTTATAGTTTGGCTAAATGTGTTTATTCCCCCAAGTCCCATATCTTCGTAGTTATCTCTTACACGATTATTTATCCTACTTAGATTTTGTTTTACTACTTCATCTGTATCAAATTTTAAAAACAATTCATCTAGATTGTTATTATCTACCTCCCCTATCTTTTGCCCATACATGTATATATTTTTATCTGTAGGGACACCACCCTTTTCAATCAAATATCGTTTATAAGATTTTACAAAATTATCAATATTTCTTGTTATTCCTTTAACAGTCCCACCTACTAAGTCAAGACCAATTTTTTGAGCAACAGGACTAGTAATTGCATACAGAGCTAAAGCTCCACCAGTAAGAGTCATTGTTAGCCTATCTTTTTCTTCTTTAGCTATTCTAAAATCTTCTACAGCTATTGCTTCGGCAATATGAGGAGTAAAATCAACGGTAAAAATATATTGATGAGCTGCTATTTTTGCATCATTCTCACTTGCTCCACTCTTTAACAAAAAATTCTTTTTTGCATTTGCGGCTTCTAAACGTAAAAAATTTTTTTCATTTTCAAAAAAACTGTTTGCTTTTTTAAGATTGTAATTATAATTATCTTTATCTTTAACAACGTCATAGTTATATTTTAAATCATAAAATTGTTCATATGGTACACCTTTTTTAAAATCTAATTGAGAAAGTTCAAAAGCTTTTGTAGTTTGAAAATCTTCATCATACGGTTCACCAAATTCATCTAGTGGAACTTCTAAACTTTCTAAATCTAATTTAGCAGTTGGTACTTCTGATACAAAATTATCAGGTTCTTTTTCTTTATTGAGTTCCATTCATCTCTTCTCTAAGATATTTAAGTCTACGTAATGCACCTATTGCACCCTGTAGTCTGTGAATAACCACATGATTATCAGACTGTTCTAAGGCTACATGATTCTTTTGAATAGCATCGTCAATATATTCTAAAAAATTATCCCACAAAGCTTTGTCGTTTACTAACTTTTTTAGGTTCATTGTATTGTACCCTGATTACCAGTAAATCCCGGCTCATCAGGTGTTGGTACTGAGCCTGTTCCTATGTTAGCTCCACCTGAACCCTGTGTATCTTGTACCTGACTACCTGCAGGGACTTCTTCTGTCTCTTGTGGGGGTCTACCCTCATTGGGTGGGGGAGGAGGAGGTGGGTTTTGCTCTTGAAACTTTTTAAGTATCTCAGCCTGTACTGCAGCCTGACCCATAGAGTTAGCTACTTTGTCAGGGTCTAAGTCCATAGACTTTGCTATCTCTCTAACTATATAGTCCATTCGTGCAAACGGAGCAAGTGCAGGATTAGATACTGTCTGCATGAACTGCATTAGTCTTTGACTACGTACCTCGTTAGCCATGAGACTTTCTGTACCCTGTGCCTTGACCTCCAAGTCACCCTTTATCTCAGGGTCAAAGTCAAACTGCATATTAAAGCTAAAGAATGATTTACCTAAAGGACCTAGTAGATAGTCATCTACATTTTTAATTACACTACGTATTGAGTTGTTAGCGGCATTCATTAGCATACTAATACCTGATGCTGTACGTCCTACACCTGTGATTCCTGTTTGACCGTGGGCAAAGGACGGAAAGCCTGTACTCTCGTCTGCCAACTGTCGTGCCTTGTCAAACATCTGCATGTTTTCATTCGACACATTAGGAAACTTTGTGCCAAATATAGCCTGACCCGGTGCTCCACCTTGTCTTCTAAATATTTTTCCCGGATATACAGATAAATCCTGACCCGGTACTAGGTTTGTTTCATCTACCTCTATAATAAGATTACCTGACAGTGCAGCGTTATCCACAGACATACGCATAAAACCATTCATTAATGTCTGTGTGTCATCCATATTTTCTGCAATACCTACACCAAATATGCTGTATGGGTTCATCTCATACGGTGTTGCATAATAAGGTAAGTAGGCAGGAGTAAACGGATTCATAACAAGTCTAAGGACATTGTTGTTACATATCCAGATGTTTACACTCACCTGTTCTACATCACCTAACTCTTCAGGTATGTCTACATCATAGGCTTCTATTATCTCTCTGTCTACAAATCCCCAAAACTCTAAAACCTCAAACCTTTCGGCTCTGTCCTCTTGGTTATTGTCTTCCATAACATGTTCCCACCATTCTTTATTGTACATCTCTCCTTCATTAAGAGATTTGTCAATAGCATTCTGCCTAAAGAATGGTCTCTTCTTTAATGCACGTAATTGAGAACGAGACATCTTGTGTCTCTCTATAATAAACTCAGCTTCATCCATATTGCTTGCATCAGGGTCTGGGTAAAAGTTCCAGATAGATACATGAGAAGTTTGTGGTACAGTTTTAAAGAGTGGACTATACATACCCTCTTCGTCCCAATTAGGGTACTCTTTATCTACGGCAAAAGGTCCTTTCATTATGCCTGTACCAAAAAGAGCCGCTTCAAAGGCTGCGGCTCGTAGTTGTTTTTTAGCATTCGACTCTTCTAGTTGGTCGTGTATTTTCTTTTCCATCTTCTTCGCTGCAACCATTGCAGGATGGAAGTTGACAGACGTAGGACTGCCTGTCGATTTAAAATCTATCTTATCTTGAACAGGGTCTAGGTCATCGGTTAGAGGTCCTACTCTTTCATTAAACTCTGGAAGTGTTTCTCCTGCTAACAGTTCAGGTAACTCTCTAGGAGTTGTACCTGTTTGTTCTTTAGCTTCTGTTAGCTGTGGGTTTGTTTCTAGACTAACTGTATCCTCTACACCGTCAGGCAAGACTGTTGGGTCTATACTAAGTGGAAACTTATTGCCACCAAACAATACTTCTACAAGTTGTCCGTAAGCAGCAAGAACTTTTGTCTTAGTTACTTTAACAAATACTTTTGATTTTTCTGTAGAAGTAAACTGTACTTCAGGACTGTACAAACCACGATAGTTTCTGTAAGCCTGTATCCACCGTTCTTCATCACCTCGCCTGTTTGTTTCTGCTTTGGTAAACTTACCCTTTACAAAACTAACTATATCTCCTGCAGGTGTATCCACAAGTGCATCTTGTTGCATATCATCAAGTGCTGATGATTCTACTGAATCAGGAGTTATTTCATTTTCTTCCATATTTTACCTCAGTATCCAAAAGTTGAGTCAGCCATCTGAAAACCAGTGCGCTGCATATCTGGGTTGTAGTCAAACAAACTACTGCGTGGTCGTGTCATAACACCATAACGCAATGCGTCATATAAATGGTCTTCAGACTTTGTATCTACATCTTCCGAGTTACTTTTGTCGAGTGGGATAGAAGGAAGTTGAGATATAATATTTGTACAAGTGTTAAAGAAGACAAGTCTAGGCTCTTCTGTAAACTCGTCAACCTGTAACCGTCTGTGTATTTCGTTTTTTCCTGCAATACGACTTCCTTTACTTCTATCAGAGGGTCTCCATCGACAACCTTTTATTATCATTTGTTCTGCCAATGAAGGTCCTGTATCTCCTCTTTTGTGCCACAGTGAACTATCTAACACACCATAACGTATTTTACCATCGTTTACTTCAGCTTCTAACACCATGTCAGCCAAGTCTGTTGCCAATACTTTTGATGCGTATAACTCTCTATAGACAACTAACTGCTCTGCAGGTGTTACAGCTATCCAGACTACACCTGTGTAGCTACCATAGCCATAGTCACAAGCACGAAATTTAGTCCAACTTTGAGGTATATCATAAGGCTCAACAACATGTACCCTACGACTAAACTCTGGAAATGCTGCTCCCTCATTAACATCCCAATTACCTTCTAACAGTTGTTTACGTTGATGCTCTGGCAACGACAAAAGGTTGGCTTCGTACATACCATCATCGGCTAGGTATGGATTATCAAACAGTGTTGCAGGAATAAACCGTCTTTTAAACAGTGGCTCACCCTCTTTGCTGTGACCTTTTGGCATTTGTAGTACATCACCTGTTTCTATGTTTGTTGCCCAAAATGCTGTACCGTGTGGTGCAGGGTCTATGAACATCTTCTTAACCCACTGATGTCCTGCTCCTCCGGGGTTTGTTGTAGCTCGTTGATACAGTTCTAATCCACTCCCTCTTGCTGCACGTAGTCTTGACCTCATATAGTCAAACGGATACGGACTTGCCCACTGTGTTAACTCGTCAAACCCTATCCAACTAAATGCCTGTCCCTGATACCGTGTAACATCATCATCTCTATCCAAGTAAGACAACCACAGTGTTGCTCCTGATGGTGCTACCCAAGTCTTATCTCTTTCCATAAACTTTATGTTGGGTATTGCTTCTGGATATAGTTGCTTAGAAGCAGAAATAAGTTCTCTTAGTTCCTCTGTTGTTCGTCTTATTAACAACCCTCTGAAGTGTGGATTGTTAAAGTATCGCACAGGGTCGGCTAACATTGCGTAAGACTTGCCACCTCCTGCTGAACCACCGTATAAAACTTCTCGTTCTGTTGCTGACAGGAACTCTGTCTGTGGTCCTTTGTTTGGTTGAAAGATGACTTTCTGTGCTTCTTCCGTTTCTATCGGCTCAGGCTTCGGTTGTGCGTGTACCTTGGTCTCTTGCACCGAATCTTGTGGCTTCAATTTTTTCTGCCTTCTCAAGGGCTTCTTTGTACCTTTCGGCAAGGTAGCGTTTATTTGAAGCTTCTCTCTTACGCTTTTGTTCAAGTTTAACCCTGTGTCTAAGTCCTACGTAGGATATGTATCGTCCTGATTGTTCACTCAACCAATTTGCTACGTCCCTGTAGCTATACTGTTTGAGATACTTTTTTGCTTTTTCTAATAAATTTAACTGTTCTACTATTGGTAAAAGAATATCTTTATCTTTTGGGTCTTGCTCATAACCAAAGGGTATAACTCGTCCAACTCTTACTACAGGTTGCCAATCAAACCCATCATCTGTTTCCTCTGGTACAGGAAGCTTCCAGTCTTTAGTCGTTCTCATCATTCTTCGGTGGCAGGATAAACAGAGGACTAGCTGCCGTCACCTCCACCTTATCTGTTTTAGTAAATCCACTACGGTCTAGTATATCTTTTGCAGCTACCATCTTTTCTTTGTTTCCCAAGTCTGTAGGACTGTGCATAACTTCAAACATAGAATAGGCTGCTTTAGTAGCAGAAGAAGAAATAAACTTTTTTGTGAGGTCAGCTATCTGCTCTTTTAACGCACTGGTAATAGAAGACGTTGCAACATTCTCACTGTATCCTGCAAGCTTCTTTGCTTCTACAGGATTACCTCGTGCTTCTTCAAAGAGTACATCTAGAAACTTCTGTTGTTTTTCTGTAAGTGCCATTAGTTTAGTTCAAAATGTGGACCATCAATAAATGGTCTTCTACCTTGACTCCTTCTTATGTCTATGTAATTATTCATAGCATCCTCCATTGGTCTTTCCCAATCGGTTATGCTGTCTATATTCCATGCAGCTCCCCAACGTATATTAGCTCCAGTTTCTTTGGCTGCAGCTTTCATTGCGTCTGCTATATTATCGTACATCACGATGTCCCAACTTGGGTTACTGCCATCGTAAGCCATTAAATCGACAGCGTGTGATGTTCCATCTTCTTGAATAAGGTGTTTGCTACGCATAGTCTGTGAGCGTCCTGACTTGTAAAGCTTCTCCTGCTCTTCCAAAGAACGGACACCATAGATAACTCCGAAGTCCACCTTGCTCACTTCAATGGCACGTTTTACTGTGTCTACTAATAACTTATTTACACCTTCTAGTTTACCTAGACTTCTATTGGATAATTTAAATGCCATTATACCTTTTTCCTTTTTGTTATATCTTTAAAACCTAAGTTTGCAATTTGTATAATACCCATCTTTTTAAGTATTTCTTTTT